CTGGCGGCGTCTCAGGCGATCCGCAACTACTGCGGATGGCATATCAGCCCGTCTGTTAAATGCACAGCCTATCCGGAAGGCGGCGCGATCGTCGCGAAGCTCCCGGCGGGCTATGTGAGCGAGATCGTGAAGATTACAGAGGATGGTTCGGAGCTGTCATCGGATGATTACGAATGGCGGCGAGATGGGCTCCTGAAGAGGACATTTCCGCATAAATGGAGCAGTAAATGGGACAGCATCAAGGCCGAATACATGGCGGGTTATGAGGCTGAGGCGGTCCCCGATCTGGTCGAGGCAATATGCGCTATCACGACTGGCGTCATGTCCGTATCGGCTGGCGTCATATCTGAGAGCGCGGACGGAGTGAGCATCAGCTACTCACAGAGCGCGTCGAGTATTGCTGCGGGACTTACCGCGGCGCAGAAGTCGGCGCTCGAATCTTATAAGGTGGTGAGCAGTCATGGGGCTTAGTTTTTTCAGGGATTCTGTTACGGTACTTCGTGCTCCACTGAAGACCAAAAACGGGAGCCAGGTGCGCGACTGGAATAACGCAACGGAAACAACCATAGATAAAGTGCAGGTGACGGCGCGGTCGACCTCGCGAGACTTCAACGGACGCCTGGAGAGCATAGATGACGGTCGGACTCTCCGGGCAAATTATGACGCGGACATCCAGACCGGAGACCGCGTGATATATGACGGCGAAGTCTATGAGGTGAGCGGCGAGGTGTTCCACACAAAATCGCCGACAGGTCGCGCGTCAAGCACGAGATGCACATTACAGAGGTGGATGGGCTGATGGGAGCAAGGATAGTGATCGAGCACATCAGCGACGGATGGGCTGAAGTGTTCAAATCTGCAGGAATGCAGGCTGCGGTAGATGCGGCCGGGGAGCGGATCGCGGCTGAAGCCGGCGAGCACTTCCAATACACTCCGGCTACTAATAACCAGTTCACGGCGGGCGGCTTCGTCTCCGGGGACGCAGAAGGAAACATCGAGGAAGCAACGGACAAAGTCCTGACAAAGGCGGTGCACGCATGAGAGTGAGCGTAGATATTGAGACAGCTTTATATGATCTGCTGACGGCAGACGGGTACAGCGCATCGGCTCATGTAATCCCGGCTACTCTCGGAAAGGATCTTCCGCATGTGCATGTGGTAAGGACCGGCGGGTACACCGACGACCTTGTCATGGACTTCAACAGCGTGGACTTCGATGTGTACGCCGCTGATCCGGCCGACGCAATGGAAGCAGCTCGGACATTGACGGGATGGATCCGGTCCCTTGAGGGTGGGAACATCGTCACGCCGTGCTATTCCGCTGAGGTCTCGACTCTTCCGTATCACAACCCGGATCCCAGACATCCTAACATCGGTCGCGCCACGATCAAGGCGCAGATCACAATCAGAACACAGGAGGTAAATTAAATGCCTAAGAATACTGATGTGCGCGTGGGCGCACCGGATCAGAAGGTTACAGGAGCTATCAAGCATGCACCGCTTGGAACAGCAATCCCCACTCTGGCGGATATTACAAAAGCGGCAGTAACTCTTAACCAGGCTTTTGAGGGTGACGAGTATGTCTCCCAGGACGGCCTGACACTGGCTCCCTCAATGAGCACGACAGAGATCAAAGACTGGAGCGGAGCCACTGTCCGCAAGGTCCTCGAGTCCTTCGACGGTACTCTGTCCTGGACAATGATCTCCACGAACGAAGGCGCTCTCAGCATTGCTTTCGGCGCAGACCACGTCACGGCTGTAGCAGCTTCTACGACACACGGTGCGCAGGTTCAGGCGGCACTTGGCGCTTATCTGCCGGAGGAGCAGACATGGGTCTTCCTCATGAAGGACGGCGACGCTCGCATCGTAATCGCAGTTCCGGACGGACAGATCACGGAAGTCGGCGAAGTCACATTCGCATCCAATGTGGCGGTCGGCTGGCAGGTCACACTGTCCTGCTATCCCGATACAGACGGCAACTGCATCTACATCATGACAGATGACGGAGTGGTGACTGCATGAGGACATTCGGCAGAGAATTAACTGAATTCTTCGAGTTTCAGCTCGAAGGCGACGATAAGACATACAGGATCCCGCTCGCTGCGGCCATGCCTTTCGGAGTACTGAACAAGATACAGAAGGCTTCCAAAACGGAAGACAGCCTTGCGATTCAGGTTGAGATGCTGCGGAAGTACATGGGTGATGTTGTGGACGAGCTCCCTGTCGGAGTGATCTCAGGCATCCTCCAGGCATGGGTAGAAGAGTCAGCGAAAGCAGGCGCTTCCGTGGGGGAATCCTGAGCCTTGTCCAGACGATCGATGAGTATGACAGGGCACTGGAATACGACCTGATGACGCGGACAGGGCGAACGTTATCGGAATACATTGATATGGGGGCGGCTGGAATGGTCGCCCTTTTATCTTTTATCAATTATCTCCCGATGGATTCACAGCTCAGACAGGCGATGGATCCACAGGACGAGGTGGGCGAATGGTCCACGACTAAGAAGACGAATATGATCCTTGCGGACCTCTTTGATGTTTTCGTGAGTGCGAACACAAAGAAGGGACACAAGGCGAAACAATACCCAAGACCTAAACAGAAACGCAAGATCGGCAACGGAGCTATTCCGATCAGCGAGTTCTGGGATTGGTGGAATGGGGGTGATGATTAAATGGCGCAGGGTGGAGGACAAGAGGTCGCACGGGCATATGTGACCATTATTCCGAAATCAGACGGCACATCAAATGAAGTCATAAATTCCGTGGTCAATCCGCTGAGCGAAGGCGTGAGCGACGCCGGGAACAAAGCCGGCGGGCTGTTCAATACGAACCTGGGGAAAATGCTCGCGAAGTTTGCAGCACCGGCAGCGATCGGAACTGCACTTGTAGGAATAGGCAAATTTGCGATTGGCGCATTCCAGGACGTGGAAGCAGGCACGAACAACCTGATCATCGCGACAGGAGCGACAGGAGAGGCCGCGGAACAGCTCAAGGACGTCTATAAGGACGTGGCCAAGAGCGTCGTCGGAGACTTCGGCGACATCGGCTCAGCCGTCGGCGAACTGAATACACGTTTCGGCCTGAATGGAGAGGCTTTGGAGTCCGCTTCGGAGTCTGCCATGAAGTACGCCAAAGTCACCGGACAGGATGCCACGGCGGCCGTGCAGGACGTCGCGAAGATGATGAACAACGCGGGCATCGACGCCAGTGAGTATGCGGACGTGCTCGACAAGCTGACCGTAGCAGGGCAGCAGTCAGGCATTGACGTCGCACGGCTGGCGCAGTCTGTCAACCAGAACGCGGCGAGTTTCAAGGAACTGGGATTCTCCATGGACGAAGCGATCGCGATGTTATCGCAGTTTGAAAAGTCCGGCGCGGATACGTCCGGCATACTGGCCGGCATGAAGAAAGGCGTCCAGAACTGGGCGAAGGAAGGCAAGAGCGCGAAGGACGGCTTCGCGGAATTTGTCGCCGGAGTCGAGGACGGATCACTGACAAGCACGGACGCGATCGAGCTGTTCGGCGCTAAGTCCGGCATCGCGATGTTCGATGCAGCACAGAAGGGCCAGCTGTCCTTCGAGGATATGTACGCGGCTATTGAGAACAGCTCCGGAGCTCTCGACAGTGTTTACAACGATACGCTGACGGCATCAGAGAAGATGGACCTGGCGTGGAAGAATGTGAAGCTGGCGACAGCCGATGCATTTGAGCCACTTGTGAATATTGCATCAGAAGGGCTGACAAATATCGTCATCCCGGCGATCCAGTCGGCAAGCGAGACGGTCAGCAACTTCATGGCGATGGCCGGAGAGTATTACAACACATACATCGCTCCGATCGTGTCACAGGTTATGACTGTTGTCGCTCCTGTGATCGAGAGCGTGAAGGCATCAGTTATGGATGCAATTGGCAATATCGGCGCGACGTTCGCATCGGTCATGCCTGCGATCCAGCAGCTCGTTCAGGACGTGTGGCCGGACATCCAGGGCATCGTCCAGGGCGTCATGTCCATACTGCAGCAGGTCGTTCCTCCGGCTTGGAATCTGATCCAGCGGATCATGTCCACGGACATGCGGGCAATCCAGGCGGTCGTGCAGCTGGTCTGGCCGCTGATCTCTACGGTGATCAGGACCACGGTCAGCACGATCAAACAGACGATCACTAACATCAGCACAGTGATCTCGAGCGTGAAGAGTACATTTAACAGTATTAAGAGCGCGATCACTGAACCGATACAGAAAGCGAAGGATACAGTCAGCAAGGTCATAGACACGATCAAGGGATTCTTCCCGATCAACGTCGGCCGGATCCTCGACAACATCAGCTTGCCGCACTTCAGTGTTGACGGCGGCGAGTTCCCTTACGGCGTAGGCGGCAAGGGCCACATGCCGAGCTTTGACGTTGAATGGTACGCGAACGGCGCGATCTTTAACGGCGCACAGATCATAGGCGTAGGTGAAGCCGGTCCGGAGGCGGTCATCCCACTGTCCGGCGAACGCGTAAAACCTTTTGCCGAGGCTGTGGCAAACGCCGAGGACAAGGACTACAGCAAGCTGACCGGAGTGATCTACGGAGCCGTGTCGGCAGCACTCAGCGAGGCAGATCTGAGCTTCAAGATCAATAAGCGCGAGTTCGGCCGGAGGTTGAGAGAGGCAGGTGCATTATGAAAACGCAGATCAAATACATCGCCTCTTCCGGGAACGTGTACGATCTCACGACTAAGGACATCATACACAGGGTAGCAAGCTACTACGACTGGGCATGGAAGGCTGAAGGCGCGAAAAGGCAGTACGGCATGCGCGTGTCCAGTTTTTCGAGAGATGCAGCACAGTATGAGGCGGAGCTGATCTTCGACGCAAGGGATACGACCGAAGCCAGGAGAATGATCAAGGCTCTTCACAACGACTTCGAGAACGACATGCGCAGGATGACTCCGGGAAGACTTGTCTGGGGCGACTATTACATCGACTGCTACATCAACGGCTCAGCAGTCGAAAATCTCAGCTTCTGGAAATGGATCAGCAACACCATACAGATCTACGCTCCTTATCCATTCTGGATACGGGAGGAAAAGGTAGTGCTGTCCGCGGCTGCTGAAGTTTCCGGTACGTATCTGGATTACGAATACGACTACAGCTACGACTACGCAGCTCCTGTCGTCGGCGAAAAAGCGGTCTATTCCGAATCACCATTTACATCGGAGTTCAAGCTGGTCATATACGGCGAAGCGGTCAACCCGAGGATCGTGGTGAATGGCTATCCTTATGTCTTGTATACAACGATACCCGCCGGGGCTTACGTGATCATCGACTCGAAGCAGAGGACCATCATGATGTACGGCGCGGGAGGCCAGAAGACGAACATCTTCGACTTCCGGAACAAGACGGACAGTATCTTCGAGAAGCTCCCGGCCGGGAACCTCAGTATCGTATGGGATTCGACCTTCGGTGCGGGTCTGACGATCTACAGGGAACAGGCCGAGCCGGAATTTGAGGAGATCAAATGAACGATATTATCGTAGCAGCACCGGACGGAACAGAGCTCCGGTGCATGCTTTTTTCTGAATATGACTTCGAGATCGGCGATGAGGAGAACAGCTTCCTGGTCACGATCCCGCGCCCTGAATGGGAGTCGGTCGCAAATGACTCGAGGATCTATGTTCCCGGAACTGAGTACGGGGGCCTTTACAAGAGGCTGGAGTCAGACACGAAGAACAATTCAGTGGCCGTGGGCGGGCTGACCTGGCGCGGTATGCTGCAGAAGAAGATCATCTCGCCGCCATCCGGACAGGACTATGCCACGGACTCAGGAGAACTGAACGCGATCCTCGGCGCGAGGGTCAGTGCGGCATTCCCGGGACTGTTCGTCGGATCCAGTGAATCCACAGGCGTTACGGTCTCATTCCAGTACCAGAGATATGTCACGATGTACGACGGACTGAAGGCCCTGCTCAAGAGCGTAGGCTACAAGATGCAAATCGAGTATGATCAGGTGCTGCGGAAGGTCGTCGTATCAGCGGTCCCGATTGTGGACTACTCCAGCGAGATCGAGTACAGCTCGGACATGAGCGCGGACTACTCGATGATCATCGACAGGACAGGGATCAATCATCTGGTCTGCCTCGGCTCCGGAGAGCTGAGGAACAGGATCGTAGTGCATCTGTATGTTGATGGGAATGGAGTGATCTCACAGACACAGACATTCTTCGGTGAGAATGAGATCGCGGAAGTGTACGATTATGCAGGCGCGTCCCGTGACGACCTGATCCAGTCAGGAGTCGACCAGCTCAAGGGTGAGCTCAATCTCAATGAGTTTGCGATCGAGCTCGAGTCTGAGCGCGAAGTGCAGATCGGCGACATCGTGGGATCACGCGATTACATCACGGGCTACACAGTGACAGCTCCGATCACAACTAAGATTGTCAAGTTCGAGGACGGCTTCGTGAATATCGAGTACAAGCTCTCCTCCGATGTGGAGATCGAACAGATCCCGGTCACGCTTACCAGTGAGGTGAACGAATGAAAATCATAACAGGATACAAAGCTGAGCCGCACATCACGGCCCAGCAGGACAGAAATGTTAATATGGGCATCTTCGGGTCCGGCACGTACATAGTGGACATTGGTTCGAAGATGGCGGCGACAGTCGTGTCAGCTAATGAGATCACCATCGCGAACGGTCTCCTGGTAGCCGAAGGATGCACGGCAGAGATCGAGAGGGGCACATCGGAGTCTCTGGAGATCGCCAACGGCTCCCAGGGAATGCTGAGGACGGACCTGATCGTGGTGAGATACACGAAGGCTTCCGGAACAGGAGTCGAGGACATGCAGCTCGCAGTGATCACCGGCACTCCTGCAGCATCGAATCCGGCAGACCCGAGTTACAACACCGGATCCATCGCAGCAGGTGACACGCTCGTGGACTTCCCGCTCTACAAGATCAGTCTGAATGGCAT